ATACTGAGCGCAAGATTCTTGAGAAGAATTTCGCTGTTCTGAATATCACTGACACGACGTTCATTGATCGTCTGATCACGTGGGCTGAAGTCATCCGCAAGTCTTTTGCTGATGGTGCGGTTGATGAAGTCATCTCGACTCGTCGTCTTGTGCATATCAGCAAGGCATTCTCTATCTTCAACAATCGCTTGAAGGCAATTGAGATGTGCTTGAATCGATTCGATGCTGACACCAAGACTGCGTTCTTGGATCTGTACACGAAGGTTGATGCTGAGGCGACTCCTGCACCTGCAGCACCCACTGTTGATGATGTTAGTGTGAACAAAAATATCGAAACTGGATACACCACTTTCCGATATAAAAATGAGACTGTCTCATTCAGTGAACAAGAATTGGTTGAGATGCTTGATCAAGGTTTGACTGCTGAGCAGATCAAGGCTCGAGTTCTTGACACTCTTGTCAAGATTGTTGCTGCGAAGGGAGTGAAGTAATGGAACTGCAAGAAAAGGTGAATGTGTTTCTGGATGATCTTCGTGAGTCTGGTGCAATCAATATGTTTGGTGCCGCACCGTATGTCTCTGATGCTTTTGGTGTCAGCAAGTATGAGGCTCGCGATCTTGTCAAGAATTGGATGAAGACTTTTGCTGAGAGGCATCCGCAATAATTTACTTTTGGGATTTGTTATTATATAATAACAAGTATGTCGCAAGGAAAGCCCCAATCTTGCGGTATTATTGAAGGGGTGTTTTTGTGAAGGTATATTATATGTCTAATGCTCTAAACTCGTTTGTCAGTTATCTTGCCGATGGCAACAGCGTGACCTCGCGTCAGGCTCGTTCGTTGTTCAAGGTTGAGAATGTTGCTGACCTCGCCTATCGTGCTCGCAACGAAGGTATCTCGGTTTACACAAACCGTGTTACCAACTCGCGTGGTAAGAAGGTATTTGCGTATCGCCTTGGCAATCCATCACCTGCTTTCTCGAAGTATCTTGATCGCGGTCAGATTGCTCGTGCTCGCAAGACTCTCTATCGCAATGCGATCAGCGTCACGATGAATGCCTAATCTTTGGCATTGAACAAAACCATTCTGGTTCTCGTGGGGGCAGTCCTTGCCCCCACAGTTTCATTTGGGGTTTGACATTGTACTTTGCTGGATATATAATAATAACACAGCAGGAGAAATACTATGACAAAAGTCATTATTGCAAATTCAAAAATTGACTGTGAGCATTTGCTTGGTCAATTTCTTGATGAGTCTCATTTTGATGTTCTCATCAATGAAGACACGGATTGTTATCTTGGAAGCGAAGATGAAGACAACATCGCATTCAAGTTCCGTAAAAATTATTTCAGTAAACAAGAGCAAGATGATGCTTATGCTGGTTTGAGAGAAGCAGCCACACCAACTCAGAATCGTGGTCTTGCTGCAGGACCAAAGGGTGAGAAGTGCGGTGGTCGTGAGTGGGTTTCTGAGTTTCAATTGCGCCTTTTCGAATTCATAAAGAAAGAACCTGAACACTCTGTGGTGAAGATTGACTTCAGCCAAGAAGTTGCTAATCTTAGAGAAAAGTATAGCAATGAAGAATCTGCGCGTGGAATGGTTTGGCTGAATTCAAAAGTCAAAGAGGATGATTTCCAATTTGAAGAATGGTTGAAGAAGATTTCTACGATGACTGTGCGGGACCGTAAGGAAGAAGCACTGGGTGTTTATGAAACTTATGTCTCAGATACAAGTTATGCCAACGTAGTGTTGTCTGGTATTGCTGGATGGTTCGATCGTTATCCTCGTATCCCATATGGTCGCGCAACCGCATATACGCAGCACTCTTATGACAAATTCAAATTGTCATTCCCATTTCTACAAACTCTAGATCGTGGTTTTGCTGAGTTACTTCCACAACGTCATGCCGCTCAACGTGAGGCAGCAGATAAAATTGATCCAGCATTCCTCGTTCCACAAACTGTGTTTACTACAATCACAGTGAACAAAACATTTAGAACAGCAGCACATCGTGACGCTGGTGACTTTACAAACGGATTGAGCAATCTTCTTGTTCTATCAAACAATGGTAACTACACTGGTGGTTATTTGATTCTTCCAGAAGTTCGTATTGCTGTGAATGTGCGACCTGGTGATCTCCTGCTCGTCAATAATCATGAGTACATTCATGGCAATACACCTATTGAACTGCAAGATGAAACCGCAGAGCGTGTAAGTCTTGTTTGTTATTTGCGTGAAAAGATGCTTGAACTCGGGAGCAAAGAATATGAAGATCATCGATATAATTATGTTGAGTCACGTCGAAAGAACAAAGAACACCCACTCCAACGACGTCTTTGGAACGGTATTTCCGAAGGAATGTGGTCAGAAAAAGAATGGTACGACTATCTGGAAAGAGTTGGTGGAAGGCAAATGGTTGAAAAGTACCACCCAGAAGCATACAGAAAAGAATCCACTCTAGAAGATATGTTCGCCTAATATGTGCGCAGTAATTGGTGCTTATATTGAAAGACCAAGTTCTCGAGACTTGCTCATGCTTGCTGATGTTTTCCGCGAGTCTAGCATTCGTGGATTACACGCAACTGGTATTTCTTGGGTGCGTGATGGCGAAGTCAAAACTCGCATTGATGCTAAACCAGCCACGCAGTTTTTAGAATCACTCGATCTAAACAATTGTGTGAATGAAGACGGTAATCTATATCTCATTGGTCACTGCCGATATTCTACTTCTGATCTTGAGTTCAATCAGCCGCTGTGGAATGAGAATATTTCTATTGTACACAATGGCGTTGTGAGTCAAGAGATGCCAGAGAACTGGGAGCGTCTCTACGGATACAAATGTAAGACTCGAAACGACAGTGAGTTGATTCTTCATACTTTGGAAGCAGATAAATCTCCTCTTGTAGAATTTCCTGATGCTTCAATGGCTGTTGTTGAGTTATATAAAGAAAAACAATTGCGTTTTTATCGCAACGGTAAACGCCCAATTTACTTTACTTCTTTACGCAATGGAGTTATAATTACTTCAACGAAAGACATTGCCATCCGCGCTGACCTCAAAGATCCTGTTGAGGTTGGTATGAATGAATATGTCACTGTGGCGCAAAATGTCTTTCGTACTCATCTTATTTTGATTGATAACGCAAAGGATCTACAGCATGTACGATAAATCAACGTTTACATATGGTGCCGAAATTGAATGGGGTGATATTGATCGTCGTATGGAGATTCCTCCGACTCTCGGTAAATGGGAATATGCTGAAACAGATATTGTAAACATTCATCCACCGTTTGAATTTCGTGCTTGCGATCCGCTCGGTAAAGAGCCATGGATGGGTGGTGAAGTCAACATGATGCCAACTAAGACTTGGCAGGAACAAGTTGATCGTGTAATGAGACTTTATAGCATGTTTATTGAGTATGGCAACAAGCCTTCGGCTTCTTGTGTCAATCATGGTCATATTCATGTCTTTGTTCCAGGATTGAAAGATGATATTGCTGGATTGAAGCGATTGATTGGATACATTCAAGACAATCAAGAAGATACGATTCAAGCCTGTTATCAATTCTATGAAACATCTGAGATGAAGCAGTGCGAAGGCGCGAAGATGTATTTGAAGTTTGATGGCGGTCGCCCAATGCCTGAGTATATGTGTGATAACATCATTGAACTTGCCACTGACTTCAATCACTTTATCAAACTCCATGCTGCTGGTAAAGATGGCGTATCAATGGGTCGTCCATTCCGATTTGCAATCAATACTTACTGCATGAAGCATACTGGTACAATTGAGTTCCGTTGCTTCCGCTCTACCACGAAGCGAGAAGAATTAGAATCTCAATTCAGATTCGTGGAAATGTTCATGGATGCTGCATTGAATGGCGGACCCTCAGTTCGTGAGATTCTCGCTAATAATACATTCAAGTTTCCTCCATTTGTATGGAATCTGGATGAGTATCATGGATGGCAACAAACCAAGTATCCGAAAGAGCGCGGAGAAAAGAAACGTGAGTTCCATGACGCTGCGTGAGACTACTCGCGAAGAATTTGTAAAGCATATAACTGAGAACAAAGCAGACTCTTTTGCCAAGACTTTTGTGGCAAAGGCTGACATGCAGGAACAATGGCAGTACTGTATTGGGTGTTGGGAAGGCGGAGAGTTGGCTGGCGCGATTATTACCACTCGCTCGAAGAAAACTCCATATGTTTTCAATCTACAATTGCTTCACACTTTCGCCAAACATCGTCGCAAAGGTGTAGCAAGATTACTGACTCAAGACTCTCTTGATAGAGCACAAGGTCTTGGCACCAGTTATTATCGCGTTTCAGCAGAGCCTGATGCAGTTGTGTTCTATGAATCTATGGGATTCAAATTCTTAGGAAAACAAAAGAGTAAGTGTTCGCTCAGTATGTTCAAGATCAATGGTAGAAATTTCTCTGATGGTATCTATGATCTTTCAGATCCTGTGATACATGCAGCAGTATATAAAAAAGGTAAAGGTGGTTGTGTCGAAGTCTTTGCAGCGTCGTGAACAATTCATCCGTTGGTATGCATGGTCAATGCAGTTTGGCGATTGCGATCCAGCAGTGTGGTGCACAAACTATCTTCATCGTCGATACGAACACAATGACGAAGAACGTCTATGGTTTGCATGGCTCTATGGTAACACATACCAATTGCCAACTGCATGGGTTCTGAAAAATGAATTCCCAGACTATGAACTCGCTACTGTAGATCGTATCAGTTGGTGGAATAGTCACAATTACAAACGACTGCGTTATCAGACAGATACAAAGTGGAACAAAGGTCACTTGCCAGCCATGTTCGAGTCTTATCAAAAATTTATTGGCAAGAAAACTCAACGCGAAGTGCTGGAGAAATACTATGGCGACAACGAACAACAATCTTTCAACAACCTTTGGAATAATCTTAAAACTTCTCTTCACAAATTTGGTCGCTATTCCACTTGGTTTTATCTTCAGCATCTTTGTCACACTGCTGGCGTTGAGTGTGTACCTACTAGCCTCATGCTGGACGATTATTCAGGCTCTCGTTCTCATCGTAATGGTTTGCATCTCGCCCTCGGGCAAGATGACAAGTATGATACAAAACTCACTTCATCAGAATGCGCAGACCTTGAAAGCCATGCCAAAGAGATTCTTGAGGAAACCAGATCTCGATTCCCTCAACTGAGCAGTCAGATAGACTTCTTCACGATGGAAACCTGCTTGTGTTCATTCAAGAAAATCTTTCGCGAACATCATGGAAGATATCTTGGTTATTATTTGGATCGTCAGTCTGAAGAAATTGAACAGGCAGAAGGTGATGGTTGGACTGGTATTGAATGGAATGTGTTGTGGCAAGCAAGGAATGAGACTCTTGATCTAAGGCTTGCCCCAAGAAATACAATCAACAAAGAAAAGTTTACTTATTTTCTGAGAACAGGTAGAATAGAACGAATGGACTGGATGTTCGATGATGAGCACCCAGTGAAAGAAGGTTTGGAGGCATTATGGTAAGAGTGATTGCGATGGGTGGTGAGCCAGCAACTGGCAAAACCACTCTCATGTTCAAATTGATTTCGATGGCTGATGATTGGGTAAGTTCAAAGCCAGAGAAACTTCTTGATGCTATGTATTCCAAGAAATTGAATCTTTATATTCTTGGTAAATATGCAAACGATGGTAATGTGTTTCAGGGAACAGATCGTTTGTCAATGGCGGTTCAGCCAGATGCGAATGCATTCTTCAGCAATCTTGCATATGAGTCAAATGCAGATGGTCACAATGTAAACGTTATCTTTGAGGGTGATCGTTTATTCAATGGTAAGATGTTGGATAAACTTTCTGAATTGTTCCCAAACGATTTCAAGATTCTAATCCTCACAGTGAAGGATAGCACTCTTGATCAACGTCACATTGATCGCAAAGATGATCAAGATGACAAGTTCAAAAATTCTCGTAAGACTAAAATCTCGAATATCATGGGGTCGCTGACTCTCATGGACTATATAGAGACAATGGTCAACGAAAATCTCGATGATCAGTCTAAGATTATTGATCATATTAGAAAATTTTACAACTGGAGTGAATAATTATGCAGTTAGAAGTATCTGTTGAACAGTTGCGCAAAAATAAACTATTTGTTGCAACACCCATGTATGGCGGTAACGCGCATGGCATGTATGTGAAGTCTTGCCTTGATTTGCAGTCGGCATGTACACAATATGGCATTGAAGTTCGTTTCTCGTTTATCTTCAATGAATCTCTCATTACTCGCGCTCGCAATTATCTCGTAGATGAGTTCCTTCGCGCAGAAGGCTTCACCCATCTACTTTTCATCGACGCTGATATTCATTTTGATCCGCGCGATGTAATTGCATTGCTTGCTTTGGATAAGGATGTAATTGGTGGTCCATATCCGAAGAAGTCAATCAAGTGGGGTGCTGTCAAGGAAGGCGTCAAGCGTCATCCAGACATTACTCCTGGCGATATGGAAAAACTCGCTGGTGATTTCGTTTTCAATCCAGTTCCTGGCACTGAGAAGTTCTCTGTTGCTGAACCAGTTGAAGTTCTCGAAATTGGTACAGGTTATATGATGGTCAAGCGTGAAGTCTTCAGCAAATTCGCAGAAGCCTATCCTCAATTGAAGTATCGCCCAGACCATGTTGGTCAAGCAAACTTTGATGGTTCGCGTTATATCCATGCTTACTTCGATACAGTTATTGACAGCAAGGCAAATGGTGGTCGCGGATCAGATCGTTACTTGTCTGAAGACTATATGTTCTGCCAGTGGTGGCGTAACATCGGCGGTAGCATCTGGCTCTGCCCATGGATGAAGACGCATCACGTTGGAACCTATGCATTCACTGGTGATATGCCAGCCGTTGCAAACTTTGTCGGCTCTCTCTAATAAAGAGACTTTGTTATGATTGTAGGTTTGGTTGGCTTTATTGGAGCAGGTAAAGGTACAGTTGCAGATCTCTTGGTAGAACGTCATGGTTTCTTCAAAGAGAGTTATGCAAATAGTCTCAAAGATGCTTGCTCGATCATCTTTGGTTGGGATCGTGAGATGCTCGAAGGTGCAACGCCTGAATCAAGAGCATGGCGCGAACAAAAAGATGAGTGGTGGTCTGAAAAACTCGGCAAAGAATTTTCACCAAGATTAGCACTCCAGCTAATGGGCACAGAGGCAGGTCGTGATGTATTTCACCCTGACCTCTGGGTTCACACTGTGATGCGTCGCTGTGAAAGAGCACCATGGAACAATTATGTGATTGCAGATGTTCGTTTCCCAAACGAAATCAATGCAATTGTAAATTCTGGCGGTAAAGTCATTCGTGTTCGCCGTGGTGAAGATCCAGAGTGGTATGCCCTTGCTCGTGAGTGCAATACCTATAACAAACAAGAAATAATGCGCAATGCTTATCCAGAAGTTCACTTTAGTGAGTGGGCTTGGATTGGTGCGCATTATGATATTGTGATGGACAATAATTGTTCGTTAGATGAGTTGACTGTAAGGGTTGACAAGTTGGTTGATTCGTTATATAATAATCGTGTTGAAGCAAATGAGGTCGTTAATTATGAAACTTTCTGAAAATACTGTGCATGTCTTGAAAAACTTTTCAAGCATCAATCAGAGTCTGCAATTTAAGTCTGGCAACACTCTGAAAACAATTTCACCACTGAAAACAATCTTTGTTGAAGCCACCGTAGAAGAAAACTTCCCCAAGGAGTTTGCTCTTTACGATCTGAATAAACTCTTGGCAAAGGTTTCTCTTTACAAGGATGCTGATTTGTCGTTTGATGATGACAAACTCAATATCAGTGCAAATAAGAAGTCTGATTACATCAAGTATTGCTCGCCGAAGGTTATTGTAACTCCACCTGATAAGTCAATCACTTTTGGTGCACCAGATTGTTCGTTTACAATCTCTCAAGAAGATCTTGATTGGATGAAGCGTTCTGCAGGTATTTCTGGTTCGCCGAATTTTGTTTTTGAGTGTGATGGTTCTTCAATCTTCTTTATTGCAACTGACGTGAAGGATGATTCTGCTGACCAGTCTAAGATTGAAATTGGTACAGTTGAAGGCGGCAGCACGTTCCGTGTTGTGATGAAGGTCGAAAACTTTAAGTTGCTTGATGGCTCTTATGATGTTTCGATCGCAAAGAAGGGTTTGGCTCAGTTCAAGCATAAGTCAATTCCGATTACATACTACATCGCTATTGAAGCAGCAAGTTCTTCTTTCGGAGAGTAATATGAAAGTAGATAAAGCAAAGGTTCTGGGATGCCTACAGGAAATCTCAAACTCACTTACTCGCATTGAAGCCGAGCGCGATCTGATTAAAGAAATTCTTCAGAAGATGCAGGACGAATGCGAACTTCCAAAGAAGTTGAGTCGAAAACTGGCGAAAGTTTACCACAAGCGTAATTATGAGGAAGAAATCGCAGAGCAGAGCGATTTTCAAACTGTCTACGAATCTGTGGCTAAATAATCTTATTGGGGTGCAATTTCTTTTGACGGCACTATCCGCCAGACTGCTCGCCGTGGGAGTTCACCTTCCCCACCCCATCTTCTCTTCGGAGTTATATTATGCATAAAGATGATGTGAAATTAGGAATATTCCTAGTCGTGTTTATGGTAGTTGCTCTTGTCAATTCCATCTACCTTTGGCTTCCCGCCTCTGCCCCTCCAGTTCTTTTGGTTATAGGTCTTGGGTTATATTCAATTTGGGAGCACAAACGTGGCAACAAGGCGTAATTTTTTCAAGTATCTTGGTCTTGCTGGTGGTGTAGCCACTGGCGGTGTTGTAGCAGCTGCTGCTGTTCTTCCTGACGCAGAGAAATGCGAAGCAGTAAAAGAAATCGAATCTAATGGCCACAATGGTAAGATGATAATTGGTGCTACTTATGGTCAACTTGCACCACCAAACGGCACACTCAGTTGCGGTCCACGCTATGTTCCAGGAACAGATAAGCATGTCAGCGCAGGAATAACCGTCGGTCCTGATGGTGAAATGTACTTGCTTACAAAAGGGAAATGGCGTAGAATAGTGACTGAATAAACAATCAGGAGTTATATTATGAATGAAGCGTTGTGGGTTGAAAAATACCGTCCTCATACTATTGCCGATTGTATTCTTCCTGATGAATACAAGAGCACTTTCCAATCTTATGTTGACCGCAAAGAGATTC